ACTCGCAGACCGGGCTGCCCATCACGACCGCCAGGGCAGTGTCGCCGTACACGCTGGGCCTGCCGTTCACGACCGCGATGCTCTGGAGAGCCTGCATCGGCGAAAGCCCGATCTCGCTGCCGTGTTGGATAGCCAACATGCACGCCTCGGGCTTGCCGCGAAAGTCCTTCGGGGCGAACTCCGTGTTGGCGACGATCTTGGAGAACCGAAACGCATCGTCAAACGATTGCAGGGCCAAACCCGCCCGCTGGGTGCTGATCTCCGTGCTCATCCTTCGTCCCTTTCTTTCGTGTGTGAAAACCCGGCTCCGCGTCCTGCCTCGCCGGGAAAACCCTTCCGTGGCTTGCGACGGTTCCACCGCCGCTCCTGTGTTCAGAAAATCAAGATGTCCCGGTTCCACACAGCGAAATGCTGCCTGCCGTGGCCTGGTAAGTGAGCCGCAATGTGGTACTGACTCAACTCGCCATCCTCGACCAGCACTTCGATGATCGTGCCGACGAGTTCGCCGTGCTCCTTCGTGCGAAACTTCACCCGCTCGCCGACCTGCCAAGTCGTGACGAGGTGCCCGCTGTCATCGAGCGTCGTGGTGCCGTGGCTCGGCGTGCCGTAGGTCTCGGTCATGCCTTCGACGGCGGCGAGGTATTCGTTGCGGTGAGCATCCATCTGTGTGTCCTTTCGTTCAGGTGGGTCCGAAATGTAAAAGCGTTCAGGAAAGCGTCAAGGGGTCAGACCAACAAAATGGGGGGACTTGAAACGGCGTTCACTAGGTTGACCAAAGGGTGCGGCGTCGTGGTGACGGTAGCGTTAGTTGGCTCAACCAAGTTGCCCAGCGGCCAAGATCCGAACGACCACCAGCAGCAGTTCGATCAGCAGTTCGTAGTTCATGTCGTCGGCTTCCATGCGTCAGACGCCTGTTGGCTCATCGAGCGATGAATCAACCAACGTGGCGGGATGCTAACGGTATCGTTAGTTGGCTGTCAACAGCAACCGAGAAAAAAATCCGGGCCGCACAAACTACCTAGATTTGCGGCGTTTGGGCTGGGCTGGCTGGTCATCCCGCTTGCCAACGCTGCGGGTTGTCAGCGACCGCCTGAGTTCACGGGCAGCCTTGGCCGAGACGTTCCAGGCCCGCTCGCCAGACTTCCAGCCCTCAAGCTCGTCACGCAGCAGCAGCATGCGAATCCAGCCCTCGGTGCAGCCAGCGACTTCCGCTGCCTCCGCGACCGTCAGCCACTCTTTGTCAGGTGATGCCACCGCCATGCCCCAGATACTAACGATACGCAGCAAGCCGTCAAACGGTCCACCAGATTTCTAATCCTCACCGCTTCTGACCGATTGCTTGCCTGCCGCTGCCCGGCCCCCTTACAGTCAAGGTGCGGGGCAGATTTCAAGCGGAGAGGACGGGATTACCCCCCTTGTACACGTGTACATCGCTTGATATTTTGCCATCCACATCAGGAGATCACGACGATGACGCTGAGAGAAATTCTTGAGAGGTACGCAATCCTGCAAAACCTGACCGACCGGACGGTGGTGCTCTACGGGCATACGCTCGACCGCTTCGCCGAGCACCTCGGCCACGAGCCGACGCTTGATGACATCGACGATCTTGTGGTCGCCGGATTCCTGAGGTGGCGAGCAAATACGCCTAGAAAGCGTGGTAAGCCCTCTGCCGCCTCAGTAGCCAAAGACAAGTCTCAGCTGACGGCATTGGCGAACTGGGCCGCTAAGAAGCGTCTGAAGCGATCTGACGGCACCGACGTAGAGTTCCTATCCCTGCCACGGACGCGGAAGATCCGGCACGCCCCGCAGGCGTACACCGCCGACGAGGTCGCCCGGCTGATCCGGCTGGCGAAGACTAGGCTCGGCACCATCGACGGGAAGCCTTCCGCGTGGTTTTGGTCGACCCTGCTGTACGCGGTGTGGTGCTCTGGGGAGCGGATCGGTGCCTTGCTGGAAGTGCGATGGCAGGATGTCGACCTCGACGCGATGCAGATCCTCTTCCGGGCCGAGACCCGCAAGGGGCGATCGGCGGACATTCAGCGTGCAATCGCGCCAGATCTTGCCAAGATGCTCAAAGCCCGGCAGGGCCAGCCAGAAGCCCTCGTGTGGCGTTGGGATCGGTGCTACCACTCGCTGTGGCCGAGCCTTGCCCTTCTCTGCAAACGGGCGGGCGTCCGGGGAACGGGATTCCACAAGATGCGGAAGGCGTCGGCCTCCTACGTCGCTCTTGGGGGCGGGGATGCCACGGAACACCTGGGCCACGCCAGCCCAGACATTACGCGGCAGCACTACTTGGACCCGCGTATCACCAGCCCGAAGACGGCGTTGGACTACCTGCCGCCGCTCGATCTCAACGGGCCAGATGCGGCGTGACCGGCTAGCGGGGGCGGCGCGGGTGAAAGGGTAAGCCCCGCGCCGCCGCACCCGCCGCCGGATCAGTCATGCGGCTTGAGCCAGTACGGCTCTCGCTGTTCGCGTCGTGCCAACTCAACCTTCAGCCGGTCGACTTCGTAGCACAGCCGGATCACGTCTGCCGCCAGACCGCCCGTGAGGCCCGTCCACTGCCCAGTGCCAAATCTGTACGCCCGCTTCCGGCAGTCGGCGATGTACTCGGGAGTCAGCGGCTCACGCACGGCATTCCTCATGGCAGGCGGCGTAGCCAGCGATGTCGATGGCGGCATCCTCGGTAGGCTCGGTGCCCAGCTGGCGGGCCACCTTGTCGAGCACCATGACGAGAGCCCAATCGGAAGCGGTGAACGTGGTGCCGAATGCCGCGTTGACCATTGCCGCCGTGCGGGCGAAGTGTTCGGTCGGCGGCCCGTACTTGCCGTGTCGATCACGAACCGCAGCCTGAGCCTTCTTCAGCGTCCGCTCGGCAGTCGTGCCTTCATGGCAGCAACCCATCAGCGAATCCCCACGCAGCCTCACCTCGCGGAGATCCTCAGTCGTGACGCAATCTTCCCCCTCGTCCACGATCCCCGCCGCAAGTCGAGTCTCTACGGCTTGTCGGAGTGCGGCGTTGGTTTCGTCTAGTGTGAGTCCTGGCATCACTTTCCCTTTCGTAGATCACGGTCGCAAAACAACGGATACGCCTTCGTGACTTCCTGCCGCCCGTGGTCGATGACGATCGCCGCTTGGCATGGAGGTTCGTAGGTCGCCTTGATTCGGACAGCGTATGCCGAGTGTCCAATCACTGATCCGTTGCTGACGTAGCGACCGGCGCGGCCCCACGAGAACTGATGCCAGTGCCCGAGGCACGTCAGGTCAGCGTGCGTTGTCGCGTTCCACGCCGCGATCGCTTTGTTGAGTGGCACATGAATACCACCGATGCCGCCTTGGTAACGCACCGCGTGACCGTGGCAGAAGCGAATCACGAACCCGTCGAGATCGACGTAGTTCAGATGCCCCTCGCCGATCCGCCACTCGACGTTCTTCTTTGTCTCGGCAGCCCGCAGCGTCAGGTACAAGTGATGCTCGTAGCTCGTGTCGGCTTCGTTCGTGCGAAGTTTCTCTGTAGTTCGTCCGTGGTTGCCACATGATGTCGCCACGATCACTTCGCGGGCCTGGTCGCTCACCGCGTCGATGAACGCCCGGACCCGTTCGCCGATCCAACGAATCGCCGCCAACGGGTGCAGGCTGTTTTCTTCGGCGAGTTCCGGGTGGATCATGCCGCTGATCAGATCGCCTCCAAGCCAGATCACCACGCGGTCGATGTCGCACAGCGTCCGCTCGTGTTCCAGCATCGTGAAGAACCGCTGCTGCAACTCATCGAGCCGCGATTGACATACCTCAAGGTCAAAAGAGTTGAGCCCGTTGACGGTCTCGGGGCGCACCGTCTCTTCACAGTGGATGTCGGAGAGCAGAACGACCATCGTGGCCGGGTGCTTCTTGCCTTTGACGCTTTTGGTCAAGGGCTTCGCGGGCGTGATCCCCTTGAGTTGCACGAGGGCATCGGCCCGCTCCCGCTCGCGGTCGATCTGTGCGAGTGCCGCCTTGTAGCGTCCTTTGAGCGATGCGACTTCGCTCCGCAGCCGGGCGAGTTCTGCATCCGCTTGCAGCTGCTCCACCGACGCCAGTTGCTCGACAACGTCTTCCGCTAGGGTCTGCTTTCGAGCCATCGGATCACCTGCTTTTCGCGTGCTATCGGGATGCCACGTTTTTCTGCTGCCGCAATCAACGCTCGGGCGAAGATGTGTTT